ATGAAACACTTAACAGCATTATCGGTCGTTGCATTAGTTATTTATGCAACTTATTTAACAATTCATCTTGATTCACAATTTTGGAACAAAGATGATTTAGCAAGTACTATTTATTCGCTTGTCATCGGCGCAATGGCTACACTTATAATTATTTTAACTTTTAAAATGATTTATGAAAAAAAAGATAGCGACAACAAGGACGATGTATAATAACTTGTTAATAACATTACAATTACAATAGAACAAAACAAACAAAAGATTATTATTTTTGTAGTGTCAAAGTAGAGAATTTGACAACATTCATGGAGGGAATGTTAAATGAAAATATAAATAAACGTCTATGAGAGAGAAGTACCTCCATTACTTCAATTTCATGGGCGTTTTATTTTTTTTTACTACTATGAACGGTTGGATCAAATTATATCGTTGCCTCTTAGACAAACCAATATGGAATAAGTCAACTATAGAGCAAAAGGTAATTCTTGTTACTATTCTATTAGATGTAAATCATGAAGCAAAAGAATGGGAATGGAAAGGTGAAAAATTCAAAGTATCACCAGGTCAAATGATCACAAGCCTTGAAAGCCTTGCAAAAAAATCGGGTGTTTCAATACAAAATATTAGAACTGCATTAAAGCGTTTTGAAAAACTCGAATTTCTAACAAACGAATCAACAAAGACAGGAAGGCTCCTAACTGTCTTAAATTGGGAACTTTATCAAAGTGAATTAGAAACGCCTAACAAAGTAGCTAACAAAGACCTAACAAAGACCCAACAAAGACCTAACAAAGACTTAACAACTAACAAGAATGATAAGAATGAAAATAATGATAAGAAGAATATTGAATATATGGAGAAAACCGCAAAGCGATTTTCACCGCCTACGATTGATGAAGTAAAAAATTACATTACAGAAAAAGGCTACAGCATCGACGCTGAACATTTCGTTGCATATTACGAATCAAATGGTTGGAAGGTTGGAAAAAACAAAATGAAAAATTGGCGATTTGCAGTCGTAACATGGGCAAAAAATGAAAAACAATATAAAAACAACTATAAACCGGTTGAAAGACAATCTTATAGGCACCCCGCATTGACCATTTTCTCAGATGAAGTGACACAAGATCAATTTGAACGGTTTGATAGAGCTCAAAAAGCAGCCATTTTAAGGGCTCAAAAATCAAAAGATGATACATAGTACTACTCGTGTAGCAAAACGCCGAAAAAACGAAAATAAAAGGGTTTTTTTGGGGTATTTTCAATAGGGTATATATATAACTAAATTAACAATTACTTTTAATCAAAAACAATTATGGAAAATTTCGAAGGTATTTTAGAGGAAATGCGGCTCCACAACATGAAGGTGCCGGAATTAGGAATTTCATTTCAAATTCCAAACGCAAATGAAGTATTTAAAAATGCAATGACTTATTATTTAAGTCTTAAAAATAAAAAAATTGTTTGGTTACCTGAATATGAAATGATAACCGATTGGTTAGGTGACAACAAAGGCAAAGGACTGTTTCTGTATGGAAATGTTGGAACCGGAAAAACATTTATTACAAGATATGTTATTCCAGGTATTTTATTGAAATACAAACGTTTAGTAGTTTCAACATTTGACATGACAGAAGTAAATGCCGACCCTGACTATGTATTATCGAAAAAACTTATTGCTTTAGATGATTTGGGAACAGATGAAATTTCTGTTAAATTTGGTAAAAAACGAACTGTTGTTTATGAAATTTTAGACGCTGCCGAAAAATACGGCATCACCAGCAATTTAGACAAAAAAGAGCTTCTTTCAAAGTATGGCAATCGTGTTTTTGATCGTCTTGTTGAAGTCACCATTCCGATAGAATTCAAAGGCAAATCATTTAGGGGTTGATAAATAGTTGATAAAAGCCTATTTCAATATGTAATAAAATAAAATAAACAATTGTATTTTTGAAAAAAAATAGGCTTTTGTCTTAAAAAAGCAATAAAAAAATGACTAAAATAATCAATATAGACCAATTAGAGCCTAACAAAGGCCAAATTGAAGGCCTTCCAAAAAACCCACGTCTAATTAAAGATGATAATTTTTATAAACTTAAAAAATCTTTAGAGGACAACCCCGAAATGTTGTACCTCCGAGAGTTGCTCGTCTATGAATATGAATCAAAATTCGTAATCATTGGAGGCAATATGCGATATTTCGCTGCCAAAGAATTAGGATATAAGGAAATGCCATGCAAAGTCATTCCAAAGGAAACCACCGTCGAAAAATTGAGAGCGTACACAATTAAAGATAACGTTAGCTTTGGCGAATACGATTGGGACTTATTGGCTAATGAATGGGATGGCGAAGAATTGAAGGGTTACGGGTTGGATATTCCAAACTTTGAAAGCGAACTCGAAAAAATCGCTGACGATATAGACGTTAAAGACTTGTTCGATATTGAACTGCCATTCTATCAACCAAGCGATAACGTTCCAAATATCAATGAATTAGCGGATATATCCAAAGTCGAAAACTTGATAAATAAAATAGAAGAGTTAAATATTGATGACGAATTAAAGAAAATCTTAAAAATAAGGGCATCGTTCTTTGCTGACTTCAATTTTCAAAAAATAGCCGACTTTTATGCTCATTCAAATGACGATAACGTAAAATCAATCTTTGAATCTTTGGGTATGGTTATTTTAGCACCAAAAGAGGCAATAAAAAATGGTTTTGTCGAATTAGGCGAAAATGTAATGGACTTATGACGTTTTTCGTTTTATCTATTCAACACAAAAAATATAACAAGACGGTTAGATACTTAGAAAAAAGAGAATTCGAGTATAAAGTTCTTATTCCTGACTGCATCGACGAGAAAATCGCAATGAGTTACGGAGAAAACGCAATCGTTTATAAAACAGACTATTGTAAATCATTTGTTGATTTTTGCGGTACAAACATAACAAACGGAGCAGCAGTTGGAAGGGTTGCGAGTATCATTGAAGCAAAAAAAATACATGGTGTTTCAGTTTGCTTAGACGATGATTACGGTGGAATAGTAGCAAATAGACCGATAAATACATATTCGAGAGACAAATTGATTTATGTTGTTTCCAAGTTGCATGAATTGACAAAAAAAACCGGCGTAATATTTGGGGGTTATAGTGGTGGAGCGATGCCGGCACCATACAAAAGAAACATCATGCAAATTTTTTTATTAGATAAAGACTCGACTGTTACAGACTTGAATATGATATTGAACGAAGATGTAAATTTTTCGATAAAAAATTGGCATAGAGGTATTGCAAATTTTGGGTTAGCAAATATTTTAAGAAGCGGTGACCAAACGGCCGAAATGGATAAAGTGGACGGAAATACAAAACTTATTTATGCAACTGATAGAAGCTATCGTAAATCGTTTGGCAGCGTATTGCAAGACCCAAACAACGCAAAACTAACGATAAATAGACATAACACAAAAAGGGGCGCTTTGTGGCATCACAAAATTCATTGGTCGAAAGTGTGTCCTATGTTATTAGATAGTGAATCGTACAAAAAACTTGAAAAGTAAGTTTTAAAGTTATGGCAAAAAAAGGAATAGTTCGCAACCCGACGGGCAAGGGGGGCTTTCGAGACAACCCACAAAACAGAAGTAACGGGAGTTGGTCGAAAGATAGTAGCGTTTCTTATTGGTATAGATACTTTTTTTCTTTGACGGTGGATGAGTTCAAATCGTTCCTGACTGACAACCCCGAAAAAATGCGGTTGATGGCCTGCGAAATAGCTTATAATGCCGTTCTAAAGGCTCGAAAGGATTTATATTATTTGAAAGAGTTAACCGACCGAACAGAAGGACGGCCAAAATCATACATGGAAATAACCAATGATGAGGATAATAAGATAGAAGTTATTGAGGTATGAAATTGACAACAATAAAGAAGTATCGTGATTTTTTTAAGGCAACCGAAAAAGAGCCGTTTGTAATTTTACAGGGATCGAAACGGTCCGGCAAAACATATGCGATACTTCAAAACATTGGTCTTGCGTTCCTTACTGACAAAAATAAAAAAATTCAATGCTTTTCGGAAAGCCCAAAGCAACAAAACTTTGGGTTGATGTCTGATTTTAACAATATCTTTAATCCGATATTGCACCGTGTCAAGACAAATGCGACGCAAAAGACATTCACATACAGGAATAATCAACTTGCATTTATTAATATAGCTGACAACACGAACGCCAACGATATAGCTAACTCATTAGGGGCGTGTGATGTTCGTTTCATTAACGAGTGCAACACTTTTGCAAAAGAAACGGTTGAAAAACTACAAATTAACAACCGAGAGAAACTTTTTCTTGATTTCAACCCATATCGTAAGTTTTGGATCGACGATTTAATTACTGAGAGAAACTTTCTAAAGACTACATGGAAGGACAACCCGTTTTTAACGCAAAATCAAATAGCGTTATTCACGCAGTGGACTGAACAAGGCCAACGTTCTGAAATTGGCAGTTATGACTATTGGCGGTGGCAGGTGTTGTGCGAGGGCAATTACGCTGACATCACCGGTGAAGTTTTCACAACTGAAAATATCCATTTTTCAGACAAGAAACCCGAAGGCCTTCATAACTTTATCATTTTTGCGGATCCTTCAAATGCCAAAGGGGGTGATAATTTTGCACTTACTTTGACGGCAACCGACACCAATGGCAAGGTTTGGTTAATTGATAGCTTTTCACGCAACAAAATAGAGAAGGTTTTAATAGCTGAAAAAATCAAGGAATGGCAGCGTGATTATCCGGTGCAACGGACACTAATTGAAACAAATGGGCAAATTGGCCTGAAATTCTACAATGATTGTGTGGCGTCTCAGATACCCGTTGAAGGTTGGTATAGCCGTACTGACAAATACGAACGGATCATGAGCAATTTTGATGTCATCACTCAGAAGTTGTTTATCTTTGACACGTTGCAAAATAGAGAATTTGCGCAACAAATTTACACGTTCAAAATTGATTGTGACAACGACGATAACATTGACTGCCTTAATAATGCTATTTTGGCTTATATTTTAATTTATGGAGAGTTGAAGATATTATTTTGATAACTTTAGTACATTTTTTGAAAATGTTTATTATATTTGGCGCGAAAATAAAATAACATGAAACTTTTTAATTTTAG